TCTGGATTGTGGATATTCCTCGCCGACTATACCAATAACTATACCATTACAAGTAAAATTTTACAAGGTGTCAAAGAGAGCTCCATTTAAGGATATTCCTATAATAAAATATTTTTCAAGAAGAACAGTATTAAAAGAGAAAATGTATGTAACTCACTCACACGTGGAGTGTTCCAGAAAAGACTTTGAGTGTTCGTGTGATATCACTATATTGGTGACAGATCAAAAATTTCCAACGAAGCCCACCTATAAATATAAGAGGATTCTCGATGGGGTCAAGCAAACAGGAGAAGATATTGAAACCAGATTTTACCTGGACCTTGCTCGAGACTGGGATATAAGAAATTCTATGATCTATAGCCGTACGGGAGATGCGGCATTAAGAGAGGCCACGGCCCACATAGCATCATCCATAGGCCCTAATCAAATTGCAGTTCCTGCACCTATGGATGGGACGTATCCTGTCTCTTCCACGTGGATACCTAACTATTCTGCCTATAGAGCTTATAAAGAGTGGGATCTGGCCTATTTTTCATCTCTTACTCCTCTGAAGAAGAGTCGCTCCTTCTTTGAGAAGTATATATGGAAGGAGGTTGGAGATTATAGTGGTACCAAATGGGAGGATGAGTTAGTAATAGACTTGAATGAACCTGATTGCCTACTTATTCGCGCCATGAGAGCAGCATCGTTCTTTAATAGAGCTTTTGCTGGTATTTCAAAAACAATACAGAACGAGAAGAGAATGAGGTATTACCATAGTGTTTATTCACAAGAAAACCTTTACCCTACTAAAGTTATAAAACTATTAGATAGGTATAATAAGCCGACATCAGTAATGCCTACTATGATGTTGATGAACAAACCTCTCATAGCTCTCGGATTAAAGCGTTTGATAGATATGGCAGGGTGGGCACCACAATTTCAGACTTATGAGTGGTCTTATGCTCGTGCTATACAAGATTTTGTGTCGATGGTGGGCACTTCATCAGCAGGTCTTCGCCCAGGTCCTAAAAATGTCATAGAGAAAATAGGTAAGGGTATATATAAAAAAGTCACAGTTACAGGTAAGAAACTAGAACAATTTGAGTACTGTGGAAAAGTAATTGATGAAGCTGTTCAGAAATTTACAATGACAGGTGTCCTCTCCTTACCCCCAGAGTATGCAAAAATAGTACTAAAGAGTGAAGTACACATAGCACCTTCTAACAATATAGAAGATCTAGAAAAAGTAAAAAATAAGGCTAGAGAGTATTTTATTCCAGATCCTATAACACTAATTTTATCTCAATTAGTTCATGGCTATAGACAAAGAGTAGAAAGAGGAAAGGTCATTCGTATAGGGATGGATTGGCATAGGGGAGGGATGTTCATGTTTGCTAAGTATTTTCGATATGATGATCCCAACATGAGATACATTACCTTTGATATCACAGGATATGATACAAGCGTTCTTAAAGCCTTTCTTGTTATATATAGTCGCTTCTCTAAACGGTATGTCCACTTTGCGTCGAAACTGGACCAGCAATTGTTTTGTGCAATGTTGGATGAAGTAACCAAGAGATTATCAACCAAGATCACGAATTTGTTCGGAAATGTGTGGAGAGTAATAGATGGTGTTATGCCATCAGGTGCATATGAGACTTCTCATGGAGATAGTTGGATAACAGCTCTCGTTTATACATGTTTCATAGAGTGGCTTATGATAAAAGATTTGAAATTTCGAGAGTTTGTGAGGTCTCCATTAGGAGAGCAACTGCTACTTTCAGTATATGGGGATGATAATGTATTTGGTTTTCCAAGTGAGTTTCTCCCTTGGTTCACAAAGAAGAATTTTTCGTTCTTCTTTAAAGAGTTCGGAAACTTTGAGTTGAGAGATTTTGAGATACATGACTGCTTTTGTAGCGAGAGTGATGAGAGGGGAGAAATTAAGAAGAAGAGGGTAGTGTTTTTGCAGAAATATTGTGTTAAGTTGCCAGAGAAGTTTGAAGGATTTGATCTACCCCCAGTAGTGCAGTACCGACCAGCAAGTACTAGTATAATGAAATTTGCTAAGGGGAGTGGAGATGTGAGGAGTGATATGGACTATTTTCTTTCAAGCATAACAGGACCTTATGACAATCCATTCAATCAGGTTGCCTATGACTTCTATGGGATGATGTACAATCATTTTTATCCAGAAGGTGATTGGAAATCTCAAATAAGAAAGATTATTGCAAACGCTAGTGGGTATGTTAACCGACAGTTTAGAAAGAGTCATATGTCAATAGCAGACATAGAAGCAGGTTTCCCTTCATCCACCAAGCTAATCAACATCTCTAAATATGATAAGGAACATCATGAAAATCATTTTAGAGATATATGGACAGATCCCATAGAGTGGTG